GAAGGGCGGGAGAGCAGTTCCCAGCACAGATCGAGATACCTAGACTCATCAGGTAGTATGGGGAAGTAGACTGCCTCTCTAGGATTGAGAGCTATGCCTATGCCAGTACAGGTGCGGTCCTTGAGGGAGATGGTCTCAGTGTCGATGGATATGACAGGAGGAGACTCGGACTTGAGGCGCTCTACAAGCTGCTCCTCGGTGTAGTCGTGAGGCCCGACGTAGGCTATGTTAAACAAGGACTACTGCCTCACCATCCCACTTGTACTCTGGCTTATAGTCGCAGCTAGGACACGCCACCTCCTCATGGTCCCACTCAGCGTATTCAATGTTCAGGATGTCCTCACCTTTCGTTAGCTCCTCTTGATAGATGCGGTAGAACCATAGCACTCCTCCACACTTCGGGCAGAGTATGTTACCTTCAGAGTCGGTAGCTTCCTCAGGCATCTAACTTCTGCTTGAGTGCCATGAGGTACATCACCAGGTCCAGCGACTCGTCAATGGCCTCATCTATGAAGCTGATGTTCGTGTCAGGGGTTAGCTCCTTACCGTACTTCTGCAGGCCTACCAGTCTCCTCTCCTCCAACCTCTGTTTGACTCGCTCAGTCAGATTAAGGCCTCGCCCTGGCTGTGCCATTACCTCACCACCCTTCCGTATGTAGCGTTGTTCTTCTCAAACCTTTTCTTGTCGGTGATTAGGACATCGTAGTCTGCGACCTTGAACTGGAGGAAGCCACGGGTTTGTAGCCTACTCCTAAATGTACCAGGCATGAAGGAGATCAGTTCGTGCAGGAGCTTGACCATGTTCTCCGCGTCAAGTAAGAGCATTATCTCATGTGGTGTCTTAGTGGGTGGAGGCCTACGGTCCTCCTCTCGGGCAGGCTCCTTACACTTACGAACCTTCTTTGGCATCTACCTTCTCCACTAGGAAGATTACTTCATCACTCTCAACCTTGGCCATTACTATTGTCTCCTCCTTCTCTATCTTGACGTGTTCATGGAGGTAATGGTTTAGGCGAGATAACTCCACCCTAACGTATCGCTGTCCTTGCTTGATTGCCATTACTTTTCTCCTTGGTTCCATACTTGTAGTAGCTCAGTAGGGTCCGCCAGAGGTCTAGGCTCCACCGTCTGAGTAGCCCTTTCGGTGTCCTGTACGGCGTCGCGCAGGTTCACGAGGACCTGCCCTCCCCGGTATCTACCGATAGGATGTGTACCAGTGAAGAAGCTAAGGCTAAGTTCGTCGGGCAGGTTGTGTAGGAGAAAGTCCACTCCATGGTACACCGTCCCATACGTGCCTACTATCTCCCGCCATACGCACTGTCCTGACTTTGTAGCCTCGGTTAGCTCCTCAATAACATTCTCGACCGTCTCAGCCATTACTTCTTCCTTCCGAAGATGAGTACATCTTCATCCTCTACTACCTTGAAACCTTTGGACTTCATCAACTTTTGCTGGGCTATCCCTGGTGGTTTCCACTTGAACCACTCCAGCAACTCTAGCCCCGCCTTGTTTGCTTGGGCTATGATGCCAGTCGAGAGGAATTGCCTGACGCCTGCCTTCATGGCATCCTTCACGATGAAGGCTACCTTAGCTTCGGGCGTCAGCCTAGTCACCATGCGCTGGTATACTAGGCCCATCGCCTGCTTGAAGTAGAACGGGTTGAGGCGGCCGAGGTTCTGAGAGGAGGCATCCTTACCTGTGTACTGGGACAAGGCCCCGGCTTTGGCTGATCGTCCAATCTTCTCCTTGAGTCCAGTCTGGCCACTAAGCAAAGAGGAGTAGGGAGGGCTGGTTATGACCGCATCACAGAGGAAGTCCAAGTCCTGTAGCTTCTGCCGACAGTCTCCTTCCTTTATGAAGATGCGTCCTGGCCCCTTGACCTCACCTATCACAGGCAGTTGTACTCCCTCCTTCCACATTGTCTCTGTCTCCTCAAGAAGGCTGATGAAGTGAGGCTCAATCTCTATTAGGACGACGTTGCGTCCATAGAGAGCGCCTATCAGTAGAGTACCCGTGCCACCGAAGGGGTCCAGTATGGTGTCCCCTGGCTCAGTCAGGTACTTTATTAGCTCCTCAATGAGGTACATATTGGCCTTCGCAGGATGCTCAAATACTCGGTCAGGGAATAGCTTCCTGCGCCACTCCACATCCCTAGGAAAGAGTATGAGGTCCATCTTTCCCTCACGTACCCGTTCGTATTGTGAGGCGAACACCTTAGTCAATGCATACCTCCTTGAGTTGCCTAACTATGCTCAGCCTTCTGTCATATGCTGCCACCTTCTCAAGCTGCTCAGCCTGGCTGTCTACTGCATTTTCAATTAGGCCTGAGTCCTTTGCTAAGGGATTGTCACGTAGGTAGTTGGCCCATGCCTGGTGCATAGCGCGGGCGTCCTCTAGGCTCCAAATAAGCCAGTCAACCTCGGAGGCTGGAGGGCAATCTAAAGGTGGTGCTTCAATGAAGACTGGCACCTCTACTGGCACCTCGACCATGACCTCTACTAGTACCTCCTTGATTACTTCCACTGGCACTTCCCTCACCACTATGTCAGGCTCAGGTTGGTCACAAGCTAGGAACAGGAGAGCTAGTGGTATGAGGAATAGTAGCCTATACATCAGGCCCTCTCCTTAATTATTTGGCTGATTGCTATGCGTAGGCTGTTTGCCATGTACTCATTACGCTCACCAGCAAACTCCTGCTGAGGTAAAGGGTCGAGTGGTATGCAATTCAGTAAGTGGAGCAATGATCTAGTGGGCAGCCTGTGGACCGTATCAGCCCTTTCATCTGGCGTTCCGTGTTCGATGTCGATGTGTGGACACAGTTTATACATCTTATACATCAGGCCTCCCGACTCCTCTCAGAAACTTAACAGCCACAGCCTTGCCTATCCCCTCCACAGATGCCAGCATCTCAGGAGTAGCCGTAGCCACGTTGTATACTGTACCGAACCTCTTGATAAGGGCCTCAGCCCTGGTCGCTCCTATCCCTAGGTGTCCTCCCATACCCATGAGCCGCTGTACCATAGGATTGGGATGGAAGGTTATGTCCTTGAGATACCTGTGGAACGTAGTATGCTCAGGCTTCTGATCGGCCTTGTAGAAGGAGGCCAGCATATTCAGGGTGGACCCATAGGTGGGCGTCTGGTATACCTCCATGTACTTGCCCACTTCGTAGAGCCAGGCATATGCTCCTTTCATCGATTACACCCTCGCTAGGTCGGCTGGCCTTCAGCTTGCCAGGCTTGTCCACTGTGCCGATGTACTTCTGCATGGTGGTGTAGTGTACCTTGATGAAGTCCGCTGCCTCCTTGACGGTGAGCCAGGTGCAACTCATTGACTTCTCCTGCGAATGGTGATAAGGTGACAGCGCCCAGGTTCGCTACACACGCTAGAGCCTCGATCTACTACTCTCCAATGAACATCCATCTTGGAGATAAGGTGCAGGTGTCCTTTCCCCAAAGGAGGCTCCCACTCCTCCGCGTGTCTACGGAGGTAGTCAACGTTGGTCTCCTGGCCCATCTCCCCTGAGCCACTCCCTAGGGTGCGGTTGCTTGGTATCTGCTTAACCATTGTGATTCCTCCTATCTACTTCTATCCTGTCCCCCGTCCCCATTGAGACCAGGTTAGCTAGGCTATCCCAGGTGGGATTGGCAAGCACGGTGCCCTCCATCGCTAGGTTATAGCCACACTTCTTCAACTCGCCCTTGATCTGCTTGTTCTCCTTGGTGGTGAGTATGGCTATGTCCACAAAGCGGTGGGTTTGGGCTAGGCCTTCAAGTACCTTCTTGCCTGTGAGTACCTGTATGATCTGACCCTTATCATCCATGCCCTCCTTCCTCTCGTCGGTCAGATGGTGAGTAGCGACGAGGTTCTTGGGCCTTCCATCAGCCTGCTTGACCCCTGCTCCAGTGGTATAGATGTCCCTGACGGCATCGTTGATCTTGCCATACTCGATCTGGATAAGCTGCTCACGAGGCCTAAGAAAGCCACCTCTACCATCTGGTGCAGGGCTACCATCAGGCAGGTAGGCTGCGTTCTGTAGTACCTCCAAGTGAGAGCTGGCCTTGCATCTCCTCGCTACTGTCATGGTGTCCACTACTATAGTAGATATGGCAGGGTCAGAGAAGGCAGCAGCCATGAGGTTGATGGAGTAGAGCCATAGGTCAGTGTTGCCTCTGAGTCTCATGGAGTCCAGTTGGATGGGACTAGGTAGCTCGAAGATGGTGATGTCAAAGCCCTTCCACGGAGCATCGGCTTCCAGGTATGTTACTCCCTTGACGTAGGGTATGACCTCGATGCTGAGGTCCTTGAACAACTCCTCATACTTACCTCCCTTGATGGCCCGCTCTATACCCATATCATACGCGAAACCAACTATAGGAAGAGGTGCTGAGTATGCCAAGGTCGTTTTCCCACACGCCTCATCGCCTTCAATGGATAGCAACATCGTCTGCCTCCTGTATCTCCTCTCTTATATCCTTCATCTGGTCGATCAACTTGGACATCTTCGCTATGCAGGTATGGGCGTCTGCCACCTTAGTCTTGTACCTGGCTGCACTCCTATGCTGTTCCTTCTCCAGGTACTCTACCAGGGACTCAGCGTAGCCTATCTGTTTGTCACTTGCTGGGTGGCACGACATATGGTTCTCCTTCTAGAATGTAGACGTACACTCGACCGTCTTTGGTTAACTGTCCGTTGACTGTTGTGCCTCCATGCCGGTCCTTCACTATGATGACAGGACCATCGGGACTGACAATCAAAACGACATCCGATCTTGCCATCAGTTCTGAGTCAGGATTGATCAGGGACATAGCGGCCCTCCCTCACAGCCCTATCCAACACTTCCAAGGCTCTATCTATTGCCTTGTGTAAGACTGGGCGTGTACTTATCTGATTCATAGGCAGCAGTCCTGTGGCTTTCAGCAGCATATCCAATGCTGCGTAGGCTGTGAGGTCGTACACCTCTTCTGTCTGGTCAGGCTTGTCCTGCATTTCTCATCTCCTTTTCGGCTTGTGACCGGCGTGATACCCCGTGCAAAAAGGACACTTGTAGATGGCTAGGCTAGGTCTCAGTCCGGCCTGTCTAGCCTCCTGCTTAGAGGCGTAGCGGGTCTTACACCTGCACTGGCGGCGTCTAAGCCTCCTCTTGCTGGCCATGTGCCCTTATCGCTTCCTCTAATGCCCACAGCTGCCACCTCATAAGTTCATCCTTAGGTATGAGCCTCCTTCGCCTTGAGGCTATCTTGGAACTGAATAACCTCCATGCCAAGGTGTAGATGGACGCAGGCAAGTACTCAGCCATCGCGCTTCACCACCCCTAGCTCCTTGGCCTGCTTACAGAAGTCCACGACAGAGCAGTAGCCCATACACCTGGCATTCTCGCCTGGCCTATACACTACTTCATAGCCGCTCATGCTGTCGGCCATGGCCTTAGCTAGGGCAGGCTCCTCGAATACTCTGTAGGCCTTCTTAGCACCAGACTTCATCACTGCCCAGGAGTCAGGCCTGGCCCATCTCTCCTCAGGAGTGCATGGAGGGTAGATGCCTTGTCCTCTAGCGATCTGGTGCAGCTTGACCTTCTCCTCGAACCTGGACTGAGCATCTATAGTTGGCCATAGAGGAATCCTGTGCTCCAGCACCTTGAGTGGAGGGTACTGCCTATCCCGCTCCACCTGGGACTTCATCCAGTCACGGAACCACATGACCACCCTCAACTCGTCCACCTGTATGCCATTCATCCTGGCCAGGTAGGCATAGAAGTTAAGCTGCTCCTCATGGTCCTCCTTGCCACCTAGTATGTGTGACCAGACTGAGGACACCTTGTAGTCCTTGAGTATGTTGGTCTCAGTGTATAGGACATCGAACTTGCCTGAGATGGTCCAGCCGTTGTAGTTCACGGTCAGTCGGTGCTCCTGCATCACTGTGCCCACCTCTGCCATCTCGTCTACTTTGTGTGGAAGAGGCTGGCCACATTCACCACACACTTCAGTTACTTCGTTAGGATCAGTCGTGTGC